CTAATGTGTCTCGTTAAAGATGGTATGTTAAAATGCCATCTAGCCTCTAAATCATTTTTAGCTAATAAAGTATCTATGTCCATGTCATCCCACTCCACATTCAAATCAGGTGTAAAATCATCTTTATGTTGTTCTAGCAATAATCGTAAAGGTTCTAAACTAGTTTGTGTTCCATTTACATATTCAAATCCTAAATTTGCCACATCTTCTCCCACAACCTTTTGAAATAATTTAGACAGTACCTCTTGTGCTATGTCTTTACCTAGTGGTTGTTCTTTTTTTATCTGAGTAAAAAGAATTGAATAGGCTTGTTTCTGTGCAGTTGTTAATGTTGGATTGTTAGCCATAAATAAGGCTTCAATCTCATCAGGTGTAACAGTTCTGTTATATCTATCCATAGATAAATCTACAGACTTCTTAACTTTTACAATTTCTTTACTAAACAATCTGTCAGGACATCTTGCACCTCTATGTTCATCATAGAACTCTTTGTCCATCAAACTTCGTATTAACGCTAGTTCCATTTTAACTTCTCCTTTGGGGTTAAATTATATAAGTTCATAATATCTTCTGTGTTAAAGTATTTTAAGTCGTCTTTTAGTTTAAGAACTTTTATGTTGTCAACATAATTTCTTAACTCTCTAGCAAATTGCATTGTCTTTGGGATAGCATCAGGGTCTAATGCAATTATTGCAGTTGAGAATTGAGATAAGTATTGTTTCTGTTCATCAGATAATGAAGTGCCCAACACAGCTACCCCTAAATACACATCACTACCAATTACGGAAGCACTTATACAATCCTCAACTACTACTGCCACTTTACCACTACCAAAGGTAAAAGGCAATCTCGTTTGTCCATATCTTTTCCATTTAGGTAAAGCATTTCCTAATGCTCTGCCTACACCATCAATAATTTTACCATTGTTTTTGATTGGAAATACAACCCTATCTTCTTTCACATCATAATGTATGTCCACTTTTTCAGGATTTATATCCCATTTAGCACACCAATTAATAACATTGGCTCTGCCTTTGTACGACACAACATACTCAGGTAATTCCGTTACCTGGTAGGTAACAGATTCTGCCTCTTTTTTATGCAGTTTATCTTGTATGTCTTGTGCAGATATTCGTGTTCTCTGTTTGCCTGATACATAACATGATGCTTTATAACAATTATATAATAAAGAACCCATATTATTTGTTACAGTAAATGTGTTAGTTCCCTTACATATAGGACAATCCATTCTAACTGTATCATCTAGACTAACATTAAGTTGTGTTATATAGGTATATATATCGTTGGGCATAGGTAATGTTTTACATAGCATAGATTTAAACATCCGTCAAATTTTTTCTCATATTTAATGCAACACTAGCACTAGCAAGGGTGTGCTTCATGTATGGTTTTACACTCTGAGGATTAGCATGACCTGTTACTGACATAATATTTGCCATTGAAACACCTGCATCTACCATCTCTGTAGTCCCTGTTCTTCTAAGATCACTCAAACGAAGTTCTTGTGGTAAACCTGCAATGTTCATTACTTTTCTAGCCAACAAAGGTAGCTTAAATAATGAGTAAGGTTGATACACACCTCTATATGGTCTAGTGCGAGGTGCTACATATTCTTGGAAACCAAAATCTTGCTTTTGTTGTAGTAACATTTTTGTTAATCCATCTGATATTGGTAAAAATACTTCTGCTCTTCTTTTAGATTGCTCTATGTGCATGGTTTTAGCATCTAAGTCCAGGTTATTCCATGTTAACATTCTCATATCACCTAATCTTTGACACCATTCGTATGCCATTTGAGCTATTAGACCTACATTTCGTGTCTCAAAGTTAGAGTAAGCACACTTTAGGAATGTTTGTATATCATCCTTTGTCCAAACAACCTTTCTTTGTTTAGTTAGTTGTTTTTTGACACTTCTAAATGGGTTTACTTGAGCGTACTCCATATCAATGGCATAATTTATAACTATTTTAGATACAGATAATATGTGATTTGCTAGAGATACACCTCTCTCACACCAATCTCTGTAAACTAGTTTACACATTTTAGTTGTAATATTTTGCAACTGATAATTACCTATTTTAGATGAGTCCAATTCACTATTCATCAATGCATTTAAAAAATAAACATATTGATGTTTTGTTTCTTCTTTTAAATTTTTAAATTCGTAAGAACCATAATAGTCCATTACTAAATCTTTTAGTTTCATAATTAGTCCTTTCTCATTTCAACTATGATCCATGCGATTAGCATTGGAATAAATAATATAATATAAACTAGCCAAGCCAATACTGAATAGGTGTTATGTTTTTTTGAATAGTCTTCCCAAGATAATAATATTTTATCATCTTCTCTTTGTTGTTCTTTTGTTTTGTTCATAGACCTACTCCAAAGTAACCAAATAAAAATGCTACTGAACTAGCACCTAATATCAACCAAATTAAATCTTCATTATTCATGCTCTCCTCCTTTATCATTATTATCTAATTCAAATCTCTTACCCTTGTAATAAATTGCACGACTACGACTTGGTGTATGATATCCTTTTTGTATAAAGAAGTTTGGTTTTCTTTTTGCAGTCTCAAATGTTGCAACTGTTATTACTACTGCTGCTAAAATAAACACATGAGCAATCGCAGTTATACCAAACATCCACATACTACCAAAGTACATAGAGAATGCAATACACCACATCCAAGCTAACACTTGCATAACCATGTGCCTAGTATTTAGGTCAGGTATGTGTCGTAATGGATTGTGTTTATAGTTCATGACAGAATCCCATGTGTTATAAATTAATCTTTTCATTCGCTATTCTCCTCTATTTTAAGTTCTCCATATAAATAAATTCCAAAGTCATAGCCTTGTTTGTAATAGTGACTTGTCTGCTTTTCGTCTTTTATTCCACGAATAACACCATCTGCTACACCATCTTTGAATGCTTTTAGTACACCATTTGATTCTATCTTCTTATCTAAATGATGTGCCTCTATTAACTTCTCTGCTAATTGGTCTCTTTCTACTGCCATTATTTACTCCTTTCTAAATCCCACCTATAAAATATGTGATCATCTATTCTAGTTATATAAGTTTTTGTTTCTGCCCAACTAGGATTAACATAGTAGGCATGGTAGTGTGTAGCACCCTCAAGGTACGCATTTAGGTATCCATGATATACACCTTTAGATACTGATAGAGCCTCTTCCCATGCGTCTTTTTGTTTAGCTACATCACTTTTGCCATCGCAGTACCAACTGAATTGGCATTTGTTTCTTATAGGAAATCCTGGATTCCATTTGTATGTTAGTCCTTGTTTAACAACGTCACAGACATTGTTTGGATAACGTGAATCATCTACTCTGTTCATCACAACTTCTGCTACTGCTATCTGTCCAGATAAACTTTGATTCTTAGCTTCGTGATATACATTGAGTGCTAAACATACTATTGCTTCTGCTATCATGATAATAACTCCTTTGCTATTTCAAATACTGCATAGGCATACAGTATTATTATTATTAACTTTAACGTCTTGTTGAATGAATCATCAGACGCTTTTACCCAATCGTGGTATTGTTTTTTAGACATCACGATACCTTTATAGCTATGTAGATACATAGTCCTATGATAACAAGTTTACCATAGTCAAGGTCATACTTCGTACCCTCTCCATATCTCTTGTTAAAATCTATATTTAACCAATCTATTATTCTACCCCACATATTTTACTCCTTCTCATGTTGCGACAAAATAGCCTTTTTCATAATTGTTAGATGCTATCTTTTTAGGTAGTAGCATCTCTCCTAGTATATGTGCAATCACATCAACTGTCCACCCATTACCAATCATCTTGTACCTTTGTGTCTTTGACACACCCTCTGTATAATTGTCAGGTAGTGTTTGTAATCTCTCACACTCTATAGGTGTTAACTTTCTCCATGTCATACCCTCTACCACAACATTATCTTTTTGCACAGTTGTAAGACAATTAGTCTTGTCATCACTACGTACTTCTACTTGTGGTTTTAAAGGTAAATCCATTTGATAATCTTTACGCACACCATTGGCATCTAGCCTACGATTAACAATCCTACCACCTTTAGGCGAATAGGTTGCAACCTTTGGCTCTCTGTTACCACCTTGCATAGTGAGTAATGTAGGTGCTTTACCATCCATGTGATACACTTCTTTAGTTGCTCTGTAGTTGTAATGTGCATACTCTTCTGC